GACAGAAGAAAAACTAAAAATGATTGAGCCTATTTATGACTCGTTTGAAAATGAAGATATTAAAGATTTCTGTAAACTCTTGGTATCAGAACTTCCTTTGTATTGGTGGGAAGTACCTGCCTCGTCTACAGGCAAGTACCATCCTGCATACGCATTAGGCGATGGTGGATTGATGAGACACAGTATTGCAGTTGTACGATTCCTTAATTGGTTTTTCAGTCTTGAACAGTATCAGAACAAATTCACCGACAGAGAAAGAGACTTATTAAGATGTGCTGGTTTAGTGCATGATGGCAGAAAATCAGGTGCAAGTGATGATGTAAAGGAAGTATTTACAGTATTTGATCATCCGTTGTTAATGGCAGAAGCGGTTAGAAAGCACAAAGAAGATGCAGTTATTTCAGATAAAGAAATTGAACTGATTGCTAATGCGATTGAATCTCATATGGGGCAATGGACAACCTCAAACAAACCAAAAGATGCTGGAATTGTGCTTCCAAAACCATCAAATAAATATCAGGAGATTGTTCATTTGGCTGATTATCTTGCTTCACGAAAGCCGTTAGATATGGAGTTTGATGAGTGGAAGAAACCTGAGTTACCACCTTTAGATACTTATGTGTTGAATTTCGGTAAGTATAAGAATGAACGTCTTGTGGAGGTAGCACAAAAGGATAAAGGATACATTGATTGGTTGAAAGAGAATTATGGAAGAGAACCAGTTAGAAGCTTATTAAAACAGTTATAAGAGGAGGATTTGAGTGAGTTTTTTTGGAGTACATAACCATAGTGCAGAGGGAAGTAATTTAAGACTTCGAGATTCTATAAATAAAGTGCCTGAAATGATTGAGTATGCTCACTCATTAGGTCATGCTGGCATTTGCTTTACGGAACATGAGTCTATCACTTCCTCTTTAGATGCACTTAAATACTATGATAGTCACAAGGATTTAGAAGGATGGGAGAATTTTAAAGTTGTTCTTGGTAATGAGATATATTTGTGTACAGAAGATGTAACTGCCGAGAATAAATTTAATAATAGATATCCTCATTTTATTTTAGTAGCATTAAATGCTCATGGGCATCAAGGCATTAGAGAATTAAGTACAAAAGCTTGGACTAAGAACTCTTTTATGCATGTCATGATGCGAGTTCCTACCTATTATAGTGACCTTGAAGAAATGATGGTAAACTATAAAGGAGATATTATCGGAAGCTCGGCTTGTCTTGGAGGAGCTTTACCACATAGACTTTTACAATTTCAGGATTTAGAAAAAGCAAATCCAAAGGAATATGGAAAAATATGGCAATCTTGTAAAGATTGGATTGCATATATGAATGAGATATTTGGTGAAGGATACTTCTTTTTAGAGTTGCAACCTTCTCATATGATGGAGCAAATCTATGTCAATCACAAGTTAATTCAGTTATCAGAAGAGACAGGTACACCATATATCATTACAACGGATGCTCATTATCTTAAAAAAGAAGATAGACAGATACATAAAATCTTTTTGGAATCTCAAGAGGGTGACAGAGAGGTGGATGATTTTTATTCTACCACTTATATTATGAGTGAAGATGAAATTCATGAGTATATGGACGAATACTATGGTCACGATGTAGTTCAAAAGGGATTAGACAATACAATGCTTATATATGGAAAAGCAGAGTATTACAAACTCACAAAAGATCTCGATATTCCGTACATTCCATTAAATACTTCTGAACCAAACAAAGAGTTATATGAAAAGTTTAAGTATCAAATCCCTTTATTAAGTGAGTTTTATCATTCTAAATATGATTGTGATAGGCATTTAGTAAGAGATATTGTTGCTTATATTGACACAGATCCTTATTACCAAACAGACGAAGCTTATGAAAAAATAAACGAATGTCTTCATTATATAAAGGATTCATCCGAAAAAATGAAGGTTCGTTGGTCTAAATATCTTCTTCAGATTGCTATTGATGTGCAGATTGCTTGGAGTGCAGGTACATTAGTAGGGGCTGGTCGAGGTTCTGGTGTAGGTTTCTGTCTATTAAATATTCTTGGTATCACACAGATTAATCCGTTAAGAGAAAAAACAAAGACATATCCTTGGAGATTCTTGAATCCAGAACGTGCTTCTGTTTTGGATATTGATATTGATATATGTGGTTCAAAGCGTGAAGCAGTTATTCAGGCTATGAAAGATACATATGGAGAAGATAGAGTTAGCAAGGTTATGACACTATCAACTGAAAAGAGTAGAAGTGCTATCTTAACAGCAGCTCGTGGTTTGAAGATTGATAATGATATAGCTCAATATATTAGTTCATTGATTGTAGCCGATAGAGGTCAATTAAGAACTTTATCACAAATGTATTATGGTGATGATGATAATCCACCTGTACAAGAATTTGTTACAGAAATGAATAAATATCCTGAATTATGGGAAGCTGCACAGAAGATAGAAGGACTTGTCAATGGTGTAGGTTCACATGCAGGTGGAATTATTTTAGTTGATAGACCATTTACAGATACAACAGCACTTATGAAAACAAATTCAGGTGATGTTATTACTCAATTTGATTTACATATGTGTGAAGATTGTTCTCTTATTAAAGTCGATCTGCTTTGTATTGATGCTTTGGATAAAATGCAAGCAGAGTTGGAACTGCTTTTGGAGAATAATGTAATAGAGTGGCAAGGTTCATTGAAAGCTACTTATGAAAAATATATTGGCGTATATACTTTGGAACGTAATGCTAAAGATATGTGGGAAATGCTTTGGAATCACAAAGTAATGTCATTCTTTCAGATGGAGAAAGAGAGTGGTGTACAGGCGGTTGCATTGGCAAAACCTTCTTCTGTCGATGAATTAGCAACCATTAACTCAGTATTGCGACTTATGGCACAGGAAAAAGGTGCTGAAACACCATTACAGAAATATGCTCGTTTTAGAGAAAATATCCAGTATTGGTATGATGAAATGACTGAATATGGTCTGACACAAGAAGAACAAGATATTTTGAAAGATATTATTGGAGTATCATTTGGTATCTGTGAAGCCCAGGAGTATTTGGTACTTTTAACAATGCATCCGAAGATTGGTGGTTTCTCACTAGCTTGGGGTGATAGGTTAAGAAAAGCGGTTGCAAAGAAGAAACCAAAAGAGTTCTTGCAATTACAAGAAGAGTTCTTTGCTAATGCGAAAGAGAAGAATTTATCAAAGAATTTAACGAACTATGTGTGGAATGTGCTTATTTGCACCCAGAGAGGGTATGGATTCAATAAAAGTCATACACTAGCCTACTCGATTATAGGTCTTCAAGAACTGAATTTATGTTATAAATACAGTCCGATTTACTGGCAGACAGCGAATTTAATTGTAGATTCTGGCGCAGTAGATGAAAATGCAGGTGATTCTACCAATTATGGAAAGATGGCAGTAGCAATAGCGGCTGTTCAAAAAGAGAATGTTAAAGTAGAACTTCCACTTATCAACTCAGCAGACTTTGGTTTTAAAGCAGATGTTGAGAACAATCGTATCATTTTTGGACTAAAGGGTATTAATGGTATAGGCGATGATATTGTACAAGCAATTATTCAGAACAGACCATTTAATTCTATGGAAGATTTCGCTCGTAAAATGCTTGATACAAAGCTTATTACCAAGTCAAAAATGGTTCAATTAATTAAAGCTGGTTGCTTTACAGAATTGCACTCATCAGATAGAAAAGAAACAATGCGTTGGTATTTAAAAAACTATGCTTTTACTCCAAGTGACAAAATTACAATGCAACAGTTCGCAAAAATGACAGAATTGGGTATTATTCCTGAATCATTAGATTTAGCAAAACGTATGGTTAATTTCAAAAAATATGTTTTAGATGATGAAGGATTGTATGAAAAGCATATAGATGAAGGAAAGAAAGTACCAAAAAGAGGATATCATGATGGTTATTATATTCTCGACAACAATTCTCAGCCTTTCTTCAAGGAACATTTCACAGAAGACTCAGTAGTTAAAATAAAAGGAGAATATTATATCGTATCAGAAAAATTGTTTACTAAAGAGGTTGATAAATACATTCAGCCATTAAAGGATTGGTTTGACAATACTGATACATTAAATCTCTATAATGAAGCTTTATTTAAAACTGTTTGGAATCAATATGCTGATGGTACATTACCTTCTTGGTCTATGCAAGCATTAAGTTTCTATGATGGTGAGCATGAATTGGAGAATATTAATGAAGAACTATATGGTATAGTTAATTTCTTTGATTTACCAGAAGAACCAGAACCTTACGATTATTACACTCGCTATATTGATGGCTCACCAAAGAAAATGCCTAAATTTAAGATTTCAAGAATAGCAGGAACAGTTATCAATGCTGATAACTTGCATTGTATGGTTACACTTCTTACAAAATATGGTGCAGTACATGTGAAGTTTAATAAAGGTCACTATGCATTTTATAATAAGCAAATTTCAGCAAAGCTTGATCCAAATAGTGATAAGAAGACTGTACTTGAAAGAAGTTGGCTAAGTAGAGGTTCAAAGATTGTTGTGGCAGGAATCAGAAGAGATGATAGTTTCAGACCAATGATTTATAAAGACACAATTTATCAGCACACAGTAAACAAAGTTCAAGAGATACATTCAGATGGCACATTGCTACTTCAATCTGAAAGAACAAAAGTTGATTAAAAGGAAAGTGAGGACTAATGGCATCAGAAAATAGAATAAAAATTATATGTAGTGTAGAGAGAATACGATTTTATAAAAATGAATTTGGAATTGCTGTTGTCTCAGTAGATAAGGTCAAAGAGGGTAAACCTAAGACCGACAAATTCAATCAAATCATAATCAAAGGTACAATGCCACAGTTGGTTGAAGGTAATCCATATGTATTGGTGGCAGATTATGTAGAAGATCCCAAATGGGGAGGACAATACAATATCATATCAATCTATAGTGCCATTACCTTTAATGAGAATGACAAAGTTGGACAGAAGAAATTCTTGTCCACTTTGTTCACTCCACTTCAGATTGAAAATATGTATGATGCATTGGATGATCCATTTGATTCTTTGAAGAATAACAAGGCAGAAGATTTGGTAAAGGTCAGAGGTTGTGGACTAGACACGGCTGCACGATGGATTGAAAGATTTAATCGGAATATCCATTTAGCAAAAATCTTCTCAGAGTTGGAACAGTATAACCTTACGAATAATATGGTGAATAGATTAATGGAACGATATAATTCACCTGATTTAGTTGTTGAAAAGGTTAAAAATAATCCATATATCTTATGTAACGAAGTAAAAGGAATCGGTTGGAAAACGGCAGATAAAATAGCACTTGATAGTGGAATGGAAGAATTTTGTTCTCAACGTATTAGTGCCTTTATCTACAAATACCTTGAAGATTCTGGTCAGAATGGTTGTTCATGGATCACACCTGACGAGTTAATGGGTGCAATTATTGATGAACTTGGCGAAGATGTTCCTGATATGAATATTACAGAAGCAATTCATGATATGGGTGATGAGCTGTGGTGGAATGAAGATAAGACACAGATTGGTCTTAGAAAATTCTACAATATTGAAGATAAAATTGCCAAAGAATTAATCCGATTAAGAGATGCAAAATCAGAGATTACATATGGCGATTGGGAAGATACAATCAAGCATGTCGAACATAAGAATGGTTGGCAGTTTACAGAAGAACAGCGAATGGGTGTAAAAGAAGCACTTGAAAACAATGTAGTTGTTATTCATGGTGAAGCTGGAACAGGTAAGAGTTCATCCGTGTCTGCTTTTCTTGAAGCATTGAAAGATTATGTATATGTACAGTGTGCTTTATCTGGTCGTGCAAGTTCTCGAATGGCTGAAATCACAGGAGAAGAAGGATATACAATTCATAGATTGCTTAAATATCCTTGTACTGATGATGGGGGCAAGAATGGTTTCACATATCATGATGAAAACCCATTGGATGTTGACATTGTAATCGTAGATGAGATTTCAATGGTTGATGCTTATCTTTTCTATTATCTTTTAAGAGCAATTCCTTCAGGTGCAAAGCTTATCTGTCTTGGAGATATGGGACAGTTAGAGTCAATTGGGTGTGGCAACATTGCGTTTGATATGATCAATTCTCCTGAGATTCCCACTGTATATCTTAGTCAAGTACATAGACAAGCAGCAGCTTCAGCTATTGTTACAGAGGCAAGACGTATTCGTAAAGGAGTACAGATTGTAGAAAAAGATTGGGTTGGTACAGAGACAAGAGGAGAATTGCAGGATTTATCATTAGATTGTTATTCAGATAAGAGTAATACTTTCTATAAAATAATGCAGAGATTTTCAGAAGCAATGAACACAGAGAACTTCAATGTTATGGAAACTCAGATACTTGTTCCTGTTAAGAAACAAGGTGATGCTTGCACTTATAACATCAATAATACGATTCAGGATTTATATAATCCAGAAGACGACAATAAAGAACAGATTGAGGTTGTATCACAGGGCAAAGTAACAATTCTTCGAGAAGGAGACAAAGTTATCAATACACAGAATACATACAAAACCAATCCACCTATCTTTAATGGTAATCTTGGTATTATTAAAAAGGTATTTCCAGAAGATAAAGCAGTGCTTATTTCATTTATGGGTATTGGAGAGGTATACGTAGAAGGAACACAAGTTAATAGTATTGAACTTGGTTATGCGATTACAGTTCACAAGTCTCAAGGTTCTCAGTTCGATCATGTTATTTTCGGCATTGATTTTTCATCATATTCCCTTTTAACAAGAGAATTATTATATACAGGAATTACAAGAGCAAAGAAAAAATGTGATTTGGTTGCTCAAACTGGTGCTTTGAGAATGGCTATCAGTAAAGAGGGCGTAAGTAAGAAACAGACTCACTTACAGCAGTGTTTGTATGACACAGCTCATCCAAAATTAGTATTTTAAGAGAATAATACAATAGAGGATTTCTGGAATGCCCATAAATAGGGCATTTCAGAGACTTAAAAAGCCAATGAAAGACGGATTTCATGCCGTTATTAGTACAATATATAGTGGTTGGATGGACACATAACTACTATATATAGTATATAACAAAGGAGATGATACTACATATATGAAATTTTATGAACGATTAGAACACTGGTCATATTTATTAAAATCAAAAGCATTATATCATGAGCTGAAATATTATGTAAAGAAACGACAAACACACATTAAACAATTATATAGTTTTAATAGTAGAGGGATCGGCAAAACATATAATCTGATGAAGATTAGTGGTAAATATAAAATCCCTGTTATTGAACCGATGGGAAGCATGGCAGATTATGCATATAAAATGCACTTAAAATTCAATCCAATTGTACTTACACCAAGTCAGTTGAGAGGGAGAGTACAGCCAGGAACAATTATATTGGTTGATGAAAAACAATTATTGAGTGAAAATGCTAAATCTGAATTAGATAGATATATACAAGTTGGATTTGAAACAGAGAATTAAATATAAGGAGGACATATGGGTTCAACAAGAGACAATACATATACAAACACAAATAATAGGACATTTTATCTATCTGATGATGTAGATAATGAGTCTGTTGGTAAATTAATGTGGGATATCTTGTATCAGATTCGAGAAGATGATGAGAAAGATAAGAAAGAAAAAGATTATAAACGTGAGCCAATCAAGTTGTATATCAACTCATATGGTGGATCTGTTTATGATATGTGGGGATTAATTGATGTAGTTCTCAATAGCAAAACTCCAATCTATACATATTGCACAGGATATGCAATGAGTGCAGCTTTTAAAATTTTCTTAGCAGGGCATAAGAGATATTGTTACAAGCATTCGACATTTATGTATCATCAGATGAGTTGTTGGAGAAGTGGTAAATATCAGGATTTGGTAGAAGACAGAGAAGAAATGGACTGGCTGAATAAAAAGATTGAAGAATATGTAATCGACAGAACAAATCTCACAAAAGATGATATTAAGGAGATTCGTGAAAAGAAGAAAGATTTTTATATTCATTCTGATGAGGCAGTTAAGTATGGAATTGTAGATGAAGTTTTGTAAAAGTTGAATTGACTGATTTCGAAAAAGGAGATGAATTATATGGCATATTGTCAGAGATGTGGCGAATATTGCCAAGACCATTATACATATTGTAAGAGGTGTTATTTTGAACTTGGACAACCATTTGGAAAAGCAATAGAAAGACCTCATAAATGTAGAAAATGTGGTGGAACTATATATGGAAGATATAACTATTGTTTATCATGTGCCCAGAAAAAGGGTTTCATTAATAAATCAAATTATTAAAATGATAAAACAAGAATCGACAGTTTCTTTGGAAGATTGGAGGTAAAAAATGGATACAATTGTTGTAAATTTGTTTGGTGAACCATCAGCAGGTAAAAGTACCTGTGCAATGGATATTACAGCACA